TCTTCGGTCATACCAAGCATAGCCGCCTGTACTTCGTCAGGAGCCGCTGTTTTATCTTCTTCAGTAGGAGCCGCCATAAACCCTGTTAAAGGCTCTTGTGGGGCTTCTGGTGCGCTGTCTGCTTCAGGCTTTTCTTCAGGATCATCATCAATGATACCCATAGCCATTTTGAGTGTTGTAGCAGTGATAGGCATTGTCTGTCGTTTGAGGCCATCTTCATACTTAATGTTCTCATTATCAGCTATCATTTTGATGTAGCGATATACTGGCCCTGCAGCCAATAGAGCCATGTCTATTTGGAATTTTCCCGTTGCGACACCCTGCAACAAAAGCCCCGTGACGATATTGGTCAAAGGGCGTTCTAGTTCCATCATAGAGAATACAAGCTCTGCAGTTTCTTCTTCCTGCATCTTCCCCATGACATACTCTACAGTAGCATCCACAGTCTCTAATTCAGGGGGTCTGTGCCAAGGATAATTACGTTTATCGGAGAGAAAGTTTTCACCAGGAATAGGCCCTGCGTTTCTTAGATTAAGCATCGTCTTCCACTTCCTTAATTTCAGGATCTTCGATCTCTAGCTCTTTCTCTAGATCATCAAAATATTCCAGAGTGTAGAGCATTGGTTCGCCCGTTACTTTTTCTAATTCTTCAGGTAATTTACCATCCATGTAGGACTTAATAGATTTAACTACTGCTTCTTGAAATTTCATTTAATGACTTCCTATGCTAAACCTGCGGTGTATTTTGCTGCCACTACTTTGGTAATTCCGCTAACCAATGTGCTAAACCAACTGCTACCGCCACCTGATTGAGATTCAGCATCCATTTCCCCAAGTAACAGACGTACTGCCAATTCTTCCTCTGATTGTGCGCCCTTGAACAAGTAGTCGAGCACTATATCAACTTCGTTCCATGTACGGTTTAAACCTTCCTGACTGAGGCCCAGAATAGATTTAACATCTGTAGCTGCAGCATCGAAGGTCAGGCCAGTATTCTCGCTCTCTACGGATCTACGCCATCCTGCATTTGACTCATCGATTAGCCATTGCAGGTTGGTTGTAAACTCTTGCCGCCTGTTTTCTAAAGTGGCATAGAACTCTTCGAAGTCGTTGATTTCTCCAGAGTTAAACATCTTAATATCGGAGTTAAGCTTTTCCATGAAAGTCTGTGCTTCTAAATCAACTCCTGCATAAAATTTCTGGAAGTCAGCTTCAGTCTCGAAAACCATCCTATTTCTAAGATTATTCTCTGACGTTTGAGTAAATAGTGCATCCACTTTACTCTTCACATTGATCATTTCAGCTTGTTGCTCATTAGTCAGATTAGTCATATTCATGTCTAAAAAAGCTTGTGAATTATGTTTAGAAGATCTTTCTATAACACCTAATTCAGCTTCATCTAAACCTGCCATCGTTGCAGCTTTTTGAATAATTTGTTGTTGTTTGTTACTTAGGTTTGTTGTCGTTAAAGTTTGAAAAAATGCAGCTTCATCTTTTGCTACTGACAAACTAGCTTCCATCAAACCTTTAGACAGAATACCCATCTTTTGAGAACCAGTAAGGCCGCTAAATGCCATGTCGGTAGTTATACTTCCATATACACCTTGCGCCCAACTTGGTATCTTAGGGTTACCATTATTATCTACAAATTGCTCACTAATCAGATCCATCTGACCTAGTATGGTAGCCTTACTATCTACATAGTTTCCTTCGCCTAAAGCTTCAGCTAGTAGCTTACCATCTACTGTGCTTGTATTAACTACACTACCAAACTTTTGAACGGCATAATCATTAAGAGCTACGCCTGTGTAATTAACTGTACCGTCTTCGTTAACACCTGTACCCAAACCTTTTTTATCTAGCCTTAGTTCATCCTTATCTACAAGCATATCGTCAGTGACGGTTCCCTCAATCGCCTTGACGTTAAACTTTTCGTTATTGAGGTCACTTAAAGCAGAATCTACAGTTAGGTCATTTAGGGGTTGTTCTGTGGGGATATTTATTTTTACATCCCCATCGACTGTAGATACCGTAGCCTTGTCCAAATCCCCTAGTGCATACTTTGAGTCATCAGGATTGAGCATTGTACCTAATGCATCAGGATCAACTTGTATTGTTTTTGCTATTTCGGAAAGATTTGCACCACGGTCTGTTAGGAACTTAGCAGGATTTTTTAGTAACTCCTGCAGGTCTTCTTGGCTTTTAATAAAACCAGAAGTTTCTAACATTTTTAGAATATTTTCTTGCGATATTTTACTGTCCATAGCCTCGGTAAAGTCATCACCTGCGTTGGCCCCATCGTTAGTAGTATTTACACCGCTTTGGCTATCATCGCCGCCGCCACCTGAACCATCAGAGTTTGCTTTTACCTTAAAATTATAAGACGCAATATCATCGTCATTTAGCCCCAACTCTTTGAGTTCGGCTGTAGTTAGGTTTGGTTTATTATTTGCGAGGCTTGTAATCTTCGTTCTATGATTGAAGTCATCAACTACATCTTTACCATATTTTTTAACAAATTCGTCTTCACTAAGTGTAAGCTTATCAAAGCCCATTTTCGCATCATTAGCAATACCACTGGCTGCGTTAGTTGCAGTATCAACAAAATTTGAAACCCCATTAGAAACGCTATTTGTTACTGCATTAAAAGCTGTACCATCATTTCCTACAACAGCGTTGCTATCATCTACTGCCTTACCAGTATCTTTATTTACTAATTTACCATTGACATATTCGTTATCATCACCTGGAGTAAAGAGATTGGCTAGATTTTGCTGAAATGTGTTAGCCATCAAGGTTATCCTTTTCTTGTTCGCAGCTACGGATACGATCACGCAGTTTTACATAATCAGCTATTGTGTTAGGGATAGCTTGGTAGCCCTCTGGCAGAGCCTCTAACTCTTGTGCCAGTGCTTCATTATAATCAGTTGAGTATGATTTGAGGGGTGGACAGTAGACTTCTAAATTAGTCCTATAAACCGTCTTTTCGCAGCCTGTCAGTAATACCGCTGCGAGTATTAAGAGAACCGTCTTCTTCATGTTCAGCCATTGCCTTATAAAAATCTGTAGCCTTTTCTTTGGCTTTTATTTCATCTTTTAAAATCTTATTTTTCTCTGCGGATTTACCTTTGACCCGACCTACGATGTACAGGATAGGCAGGGCGATAACTAAAGCTGCAATGATTAGGTCTTTGATTTTGCCAAAGATGCTAAACATCTACCCCATCCTTTTGATCTTTCCACCGTGCGAATGCAGCCAATGCTATGCCGCCCACCGCACAGATTAAAAAGATAGTTTGTAGATTTCCTGAGTAAGAAGCTAATCCCTCTAGCTGACCTGCTACTTCATTCAGACCCGTGGCTGCACCTGCAATACCAACACCTGCCATTGTTTTAGATTTAGTCAGGGGCTTCTTATCCTGTACCATAACCTTTTGAGCCATTGGTACATCAGGATCATCACTTGGTAATTGAGCATCAAGAGTAAACAAAGCTGCTTCTGCAGAGCGTCTGCGAGTAAGCCCGTTGAGGGGTTTAAGAACACCATTAACCCGTGCCTTATTCCAACGCATTAGTTGTGCAGGAACTGCAGAATAATCAGATGCATTTAGTTTCTTCAAAAGTGTTGAGCTTTTTACATTGGCTGCGCCTACGTTAAAGCACCATGACACTAGAGCATCGAATTGGTACTGGGTTAATGGTACGGTCACAAGGTTTTTAACCTCACGCTCGAAGACCTTCAGATCATCCCGTAGAAGCTGTTCTGCTTCGTCCTTTGTGATCCTCATATTCTTCTTTACGCCTTTTGTGTGACCGTATCCAATCGTGAGGACATTAGCGGCACAACGGTATGGCACAATCATGCCATCGTCTTGTTCCTTTGCTAATCCTTCGAATTTTTTTAAGAGGTTTATACCTTCTTGCGATATTGATTTAGGGTGCATATTTTATCCTATTGTGTTAAAGAAACTACCATCCCTACTCATAATTCCGCTTTCTACCGCTGCCCTTTGGTTAACTAAACTTTGTGGTGATCTATCCCCAATAGCACCACGGACATTTGCATTCGTGTATCCTAGCTGATCCATTTGGTTCAGGAGATTATTTACGTTGATAACGCTTTGATTTAACAAACCACCTTGAGAATTAAATTCAGCCATCAAGATGTTGCTTTGGTCATCCATAGCACGTCTGGTAATGTTACCATTGTCATCTACACTTTCTCGAATAAGTTTTCCTTGTGCGTCAAAAGATGTAGCGAGTTTTGTGTATTGATCTCTCAAACCGTCAGAAATGTTTATATCTTGCTGAGATAAAATATTTCTTACTGTATCAAGACGCTGCATTATATCGCCTTTTTGTGCAGCCTCATTATTGTTGGATGCATCCATACCACTTGCTAGAGATTTAATAGCCTGAGTATAGTCAGTAGCAGCCGCATTTTGAGCATTAGTTACAGTTGAAGTTCCTCTTGCTACTGTGTCTCCTACACCCCTAACCTCAGAAGTGGTATCTGCAAAACCTTGCCCCAAATCTCCACGCATACGGTTAAAACCGCCTACTACAGAATCTTGCAGTTCTGCACGGGTTTGGTTTGCTAGGGTAGTGTTAGCATCATAAGTATCACGAAAATCTGTAAAACCTGACTGTAGCCCCCCTAGATTTTCCGTAAGGGCGGCTTGACCACCTGCTAAACCCTGATAGTAAGTGTCGGCTCTTCCAGACATATCATTTAGATATTCTTGTAGTTTACCTTGCCCCCCTAGAACGTCTGCAGACAGCGTGTCACGATCTGTTTTGGCGTCTGCAAATCCAGTGGTCAGTGCTGTACTAGCATCGTTAAAACCTTTATTTAATGCACCAGTAACATCACTAAACCCCGTTGATGTCGTATCTCGCAAATCTGATACATCTGTAGACAATCCACCAAGGGCTGTATTAGCATCTGCAACCCCTGTTTTAACTGTACCTAGATCTGTAGCTATACCACCGATCTTACTTGTATCCGTTTTTATATCAGCAATATTCTTGTCTTGGTCTGCTAGATCTAAACGAATAAGTCCTGTATCTTGCAATACATTGCCGAAGCCTGTTTCCATAGCATCTGCTTTAGCTAAGTCTGAAGTATCAATTGTAGTATTAGTTACATTAACAGGCTGAAAGTTAGCAAACCCTGCATCAATCTGAGAGCCTAGTTTATCCTGTCCACCTATGAGAACTTCAGTGTCTCCCTTAACAGTGTCCGTTACATCTACTACATTACCACCATAATCTACTGATTTTGTTCCTGTAGTAACTTCACCAGTTTCAGAATCTACAGATGTAGTTGGTAAAATCATTGTACCAGTATCAGAAGTAACTGTACCACTTTCGGAAGCTGTACCTAAAGTATTTTGTATTCCAGTACCTGCTTCTACAAGAGGTTCTACTGCAGTATCAACAACTTGTTGTACTTCACCTTTGGAAGCTCCACCACCACACATATTATATTCCTTTCTTGGTTATAAAACCTATTCTGTTGTATTTTTTCTTTTGCAGAAATTTTTCAAAAGAAGGGCTGTAAGCTCCTGAAGAAGGGGCAATACATATTTCCATTGCTCCCCAATCTTTTGCCCAAGTTTCAAACTCAGCGATTGCTTTATTTAAAAACTGCAACGTAAATCTTCTATCGTTTGGATTTACATAAATAGCTAAATCAGTAGCGATACGTTTTTTGCTAAAAAAGTATTCTGATATTTCTCCGCAGAATGCCCCAAGAATTATTCCATCTTGTTCGCCCACCGTCATAAAATATGGTTTAGTTGGGTCTATACAGTTTAGGATTATCTGGCAAACCTTGTCTTCATCGAAGCCGCAGTCCTTAAATAAACTATTTTTTTGGAAGTCCTTTGCCATTGAGACTATGGCAGAAATATCCTCTTTTTGAGGAAATCTCGTTATTATCATAAGCTTTTGATTTTCCTGAATAATATGGTTAAAAGTATACCATTTTAAAGCAGAGGTTGCAAGGGGTTATCAAAGCAAAATCTGACTTGCCCTGTCAGTAATATTCCAGTTACTAATTCCACTGTCGTAGTAAAAACCTGGGCCACCAACTTGATTGTCTAGCGCAACGTGTCTTCCACCTGAGTAGTAATCAAAGTCCGTTGCGAATTGATGTTGTAAATCAGCTACAGGAGTCATATTACTTTTTTGAACTTTTATCACAAATCGTTTTCCTCCAAAAGGTGGAGTTTGAACGTTAGCCGCAATGTATAAATGATCTTTATCATGGGTCATGCCCATGCAATTTTGAACCTGCACACTGCCATAAACAGACGATGTGTAGTTAAGAACTGAGGTAGTGTTTTCTGCACCAGTATATTTACTCCATTTTGTAATTCTATTATTTGTACCACAAGTGTAAACCCAAGCATCATCTACACATATTGATGTTGATGTGCCAGTGTATCCAACACTGCTCGATGAATAATGAACTGGGCTTACAAGACCTGAACCAACGCTTGATGATTTACCAATTTTATAAAAATTATCTCTATTATTATATGGACTTGGAAATGCCCCAGTACAATAAACATAATCATTATCAGACGTAATGCAGAGTAAAGCACTTATATTACTTAAATTAGTATTTCCAACAGTGCCAAAATATTGCCCCCTTTGCAAAGTTCTAATATTACCCGAATTTACACCACCCCCAAAAAAGACGTAATTTGGGTCTAGAGCTATAGCATACAATTCACCTCCAGTGTAGTATGAATTATTTACATTAGCACCAGTTGTTTTGTTATCTCTATAGACATAGCCACTATTATCACACCAATAAACATAATTTGAATCTACAGCGATTGCACTTCTGCTTATATAACGGCTATAAGACGTAAAATTTGTAGCTGGTGCGTCTTTATTCCACCTAGCAAAAGAAGCACTAGAATACCCGTGGTTTGCCCAAATTTTTGTATCATCTATACCTACATTTTGCATACCAGAACCTGCAGCGGAAGAATAATAGGCAACTCTTGACATATCTTCGGGAACAAAAACCATTAGCCCTTGTTGACCATTTGAATTTGATCCGACTACATAGCCAAAAACTGGGCTTTCTTCTCCACTGCCTCGACCAAAACTCCGCAAAGAGCCGCCGCCTAGAGTGCCCATCATGGGTGAATGTGCGACTTGTGGTTTTTCAGGAAAAATCATTGTGACTATCTCCTATTAAGCGAATGCTGCTACTGAAGCCAAAACTGTGAATGTCGCTGAAGCTGTTTTGATTATGTTGAAGGTATATACATCAATACCAGAAGCATTCCCTGCAGTGGGTGCGCTACCGCCCTGCCACTTTGGAGTGACTGCATTACCGTCTATTGAGTAGGAGTTTAAGTAGTAGGCTGTTGAACCTTGGGCCATTAATACGGCTGCACTCATACTTTGTCCTACAGCCAACATATCATCTACATTAACTGAACTATCGCCTTGAAAGTTGATTGCTCTATTAGCAGTCTGGTTAACGTTACAAAACAAAACTGCTTGTTGAACCATATCCATTGTTAGAGTGCCAGAAGTGGTTGCACTAATAGCAGCCGTTTCAATCACTTCATCTATCTGTAGCGTACCGCCTACATCTAGACCTTTGTTTGTAGTCCACTTGTCACCAGTACTGGCGTAGCTGAAGGTAGCCCCTGCACCATCCACTGTCAGACCTGCACCGTTTGCAGCCGCTGCATCAGCCGCACCGTCAGCCACAGTAATGTTTAAATCGTCCACTGTCATTGTGGCACTATTGATAACTGTTTGGGTTCCGTTAACAGTCAAATTCCCAGATAGGGTAAGATCGGCTGCGTTCACTGTACCAGTAAAAGTTGGACTAGCTAGTGTTGCATATCCTGCCCCTGCCGCTTGTACTGCCGCAACTTGAGTTGTACCTTCTGTAGTAACTCTAGCTACCTGAGTATCACCTTGGGTAATTACATCAGCGACTGTGCCTGTAATGTTTAAGGCTTCAAGAGTTTTACCCAAAAACACAAGGTCTTTAGGATTTGTTGTAGATGCAGCTAATGACTGCGCTTTAGTATCAATCGCTGTTATAAGCGAAGAAAAGTTGTTGTTTACTGTTGGCATTTTCTAGACCCCTAAATTGAGTAAATTTTCATCTTCAAGAGCCTCGACCTTCAAATTGAGGCTTACATCAGAAGTGTTGTAGTTTGGTTCGTTTACGTTGAAGTCTGAAGCAGATGCTTCGCCTTGGACTTCGGCAAGGGAGATTTTTGAATCTCTCATTAAGTCGGCTAAAAGCCTCGCTTTAGACATGAGTGTTTCCTAACAATTTTCTTATATGTGTCTATAAACAGTTGCGTTATAGTCTGTGCCTACATCTGTGCTTGGAAAGGCCCTGTTGTCTCCCCAAACAACCCTTACTGCACCTTGACCACCCCCTCTGTATTGGTTGCCACAACCACCGCCAAATTCGCCGCCAGAGTTAAAGTTGTTAATAGAAGTTCCACCAACAGTTACATTTGCGCCATAATTTGAAAACCCATCAGAGCCACGACTACCGCCAGAACCGCCAGAACCTCCAAGTCCACTAAAACTACCAGCGTTTCCGTTGAAACCGCCGACTCCTCCTGCACCGTTTGATCCTTGACCATATAAGCCAACACCGCCGCCGCCGCCGCCGTAGCCATATCCTACCCCAATTGTGTCATAACTAGCACCGCCGCCACCACCAGCACCGCCGCTACCTGCAGTACCATTGAAAAAGCCGTTATGGCCGCCGCTACCGCCATTACCTGCGTAGCCACCTGCTCCACCGCCGCCAGAACCTATATAAGTTCCTGCACCATTTGTTCCTCTTGTATTGTTGTTGGCTGAACCACCGTTTCCACCGCCATCCCCATTATATTGACCGCCCTGAGGTACACCTGCTGCTTCTGAACCTTGTCCACCCCCACCATAAACAGTACTAGAGTTTATAAAACTCGAATAATCTCCATTCGAACCGCCACCTTCAGAAGCTGCACCAACTCGAACGTCGATTGACTGACCTGGAGTAACAGAAATATTATTTTTATAACCAAGTCCACCACCTGCACCACCGCCGTAGTTACTTGCACCACCACCGCCGCCTACGCAAACTACACTGACTGAAGTAACTGCCTCAGGGACAATCCAAGTAAATGTATGAGTGACTTGGCTTGAACTGTCTCTCAGCATAAAAATAGCTTCACCTGCGACTGGGCCACCGCCACTAGACCTAAACCCATTAGCAGACCCACCGCCAAAAGTTGCTAACATGGGGGCGTATAATATTTCAGGTTTTTTTGGCAGTATCATTCCAAACTCCTATTCGTATTTTGTTTGACTTGCCAAACATGTAAATGTTCCAGAGGCAGTTTTAATAATGGTAATTGAGTAAGCATCTATGGAGTTTGCATTGCCGCCTGTTGGAGCGCCTCCGACCCACTTAGTAGTGACGTTAGCAGTTGTTCCATCAACTTGTATTTGATTTAGATAATAAGCCGTTCCACCTTGCGTATAAATAAGTGCAGCGGTTACTGAATCATTAACTGATAAAAGCGAGTCCAAAGTGGTACTGCCATCACCTATAAAATTTACTTGGGCATTTTGAGCTTGGTTATTAATAAAATAAACAATAGCGGTTCCATCTTTCATCTGAATGTTGGTTGTTCCACCAGTGCCTGTGTCAGTCCATGCTCTTTCCCGAATAGTAGAGAACTTTGAGATTTCTGTGTGAGCATTTAACTGACCAGATAGGCTTACAGAGCCAGTTACATCCAGTGGTTTATTCATCGTCCACTTATCGCCAGTATTGGCATAGTTAAATGTGGCTGAAGCTCCGTCCACCGTTAGTCCTGCGCCATTTGCAGCGGCTGCGTTTGCTGCGCCTTTTGCAACTGTAATATTAAGGTCATCAACATCTAACGTAGTAGAGTTGATAGTAGTCTGAGTTCCGTTAACCGTAAGTGATCCGTCTATGACAACATCACCATTGGCGTCAGAATTAACTAGAGGTATCCAGTTCCCTCCATGCGCATAATACGCCTTTTGAGTCGCATGCACATGCACAAAAGCGCCATGATAGGTTGAGGCTGATGGAAGGTCTGCTAGTTGTGAGTAAACATTGGAATACAACACCTTACCAGTAGTGGTGATATTGTTTGAACCCATGTCTATGTCACCAGTAAATGTAGCACCAGATAACTGAGCATAGTTTGCCCCTGCAGCTTGTACTGCCGCTACTTGGGTAGCGCCCTCATTCTGAATGCTAGTTACTGTTACTGATGGTTGTAATGCTTCAACGGCTTTACCTAAGAGCAAAAACTCTTTTGCGTCCGTTGTGCCACTTGTATTATTTAATTTAGTGGTAAGGTTGCTCTCAACCGTTGTTGTATTAATTGCCATTTTAAATTCCTGCCAATGCTAGAGTTTCCACATCATCGATGAACGCATCGACCTGTGTTTTGTTGTAGTGGTCTGCCAAGGAGAAGGTTCCGAAGGAGACAATCGAAATTGAATCCCCTGTAGCCGCTGCAGAGGCCAAGACCACATTGGCTCCATCTGTTGCGGTGAAATCTGAAGGTGCTAATTTTATTCCGTTTAAATAGACATCACAAAAAGTTGGATCGTATACTGCAGGGAACGTAGTTAGTGACCCACTGGTATAGCTTCCTGAGTTAGTTCCAACAGTGTAATCTTTACGTTCAGCCGTTCCGTTTACAGAGCTACCTGCGCTTTGAAACCCACCTGATCCAAAAACTTTCATCTGATTTGCGGTTGTGTCGAACCATAAATCTCCTAGCGTTACATTTGCGCCTGTTGGAGCATTTGCTGATACAAAGTAAGTATCTAGAAACTGTTGTGATGAAGCGATTGCTGATTGGGCTGTAGTCGCATGACCTGCCGCTGCATTTTCACTTGCAAGGGCCGCTGCAGCACTGTTAGCACTTGCCGTAGCAGAAGTTGCGGCTGAAGTTGCTGATCCAAGAATACTGTCTGCGTAGGCTTTGTTTGCAACCTGATCATTAGCAGTTGGGTTTGGAACACCACTAATCGTATTGTTGCCCATAGCAATAGCACCTGCCATAGTGCCGCCAGTAAGGGGTAGCCTCAGAGAGTCTTGGGTATCTACATAAGTTTTGTTTGTGAGGTCTGCAACATTAACAGGTGTGTAGGTAGTCGTTATTTTCTGACTACCCATATCAATATCACCTGTCATAGTACCACCTGCCAGAGGTAGTTTAGCTGCTATGCTATTAGTAACATTAGTGGAAAAGTTTGCATCATCGCCTAATGCAGCCGCTAGTTCGTTTAGTGTATCTAATGCTGCAGGGGCAGAAGCTACGAGGTTTGATACTTCGGAATCTACATACGACTTAGAAGCAGCATCATTTGGATTAGTTGGGGTAGTAAGGTTTGTTATTGTGCCTGTCGTACCTGCATCCATATTAAGAGTGCCGTTGATGGTCACATCATTAAATGTAGATGATCCTGTAGACGCTGTTACGTTACCAGTGATCCCACCAGTAAGATTACCTGTAAGCGTTCCGTTGATTGCTAAGTTATTAAAAGTAGATGTACCCGAAGATGCCGTTACATTACCTGCTACGTCACCAGTAAGGTCACCAGTGAAACCACCAGATGCAGAGACTGTTGTACCTGCTATAGAGGTTGGATTTGTAGAGCCAATTACGACACCGTTTATTGAGCCGTTGTTTCCTGCACCACCTACAGTTACTGAGCCTAAAGTAGAGGTGGTAGAGTTTAGAGAAGCTAGGGTGCTAAGACCTGTAACTCCTAGAGTGCCACCTATGAGTGCGTTACCTGCAAGGTGTAGGTCTTTGTAATTTAAGCTAGAGGAACCAATGTCTACTGTGTTGGTTGTAGCAGGGGTTATAGTATTTGAGGCTACCGCCACAAACTCATGCCATACCGCTGCCGAAGCTGTATTTACCGCACAAACAAAAAAGCGGTTTGTAGAAGTATTGAGCCATATATTACCAGGAGCATATCCTGCATTGACATCGTCTGTAATAGTTGGATTTGAAGTTGCTTGAGTGTTGTTTTGACCGCCTGTTCCACCATTCGCAGGGAGTAGATAGCCAGAAACAGATGTTTGTAAATTAATCTTTGGAGAATTTCCTGTAGTACCGTCATGTGAATGCCCTGTTGTTCCAGAAAAAGCACTTTCGATCTGGTTAAACTCTGCAATTAACGGGGGTGCAGTTACCTCTGCCCCATTGATAATATCAGGTGCGGATTGTCTTGTATAACCTGCCATTTATTATCGCCTTCCTGAAATGCTAAATTCAAAAACTAAACCTTGGATAGAAAAAGGTTCGGATTTACCTACTGTTACGAAGGTGGCTCTTGCTGAAAAACCTGACCCCTGCACATCTGTGGTCATTATTGGTTTTGAGTTACCACCATACAGGATGTTTGCACCTGCATATTTTATATTCAGACCCCCATATTCAACTGGGCCACCTAAACTTTCTTGAGAATAACTGGTGGGGCGTTGTGTATTGTAGTCTCCCCAATCATAGGCCATAGATAAAAATAGTTTCACTGGCCCTTCTGCACGAATAAAGGTATTTACCTTTCGCATGGTTTTTCGGACTTCAGTGTCTCCAAAATCTAAATATGGAGTAGCATATACTGAAGTTATATCGGCTCCGTTGAAACTTATGCCTTTTTCTTGACGGTATACTTTACCATCATAATCCCCTGCGAGAACAAATTCTTCCCTGCCTATGTAATCACTGGTGGTACAAGAAGCCCGTATCCCATTAAGCTCTCCAAATTCCCATGCAATTCCACTATCTGAACTTGCAAGACCACCTATAATGCCATACGAGTTTGTGACTGTTTCTGTATCATCCCCAACAAAAAATCGAACTTGTGATTTAGACCTGATTACAACGCCATTTATTGTATCCATGTCGTAATTTTTAATCATGTTAACCAAGGTAACCTGAATGGCCTTGGATATTGTTTCTAGCTCAACATCCCCAATCCTAGAAGTTCCTGATACTGGCCTAAACCCATCAGGAGCTAAGAACATTAGATCGCCACCGACCTCTAAAACACTGTCTCTAGCAATACATCCTACATTTGCAGTGACTTGATCTATTACAAAGTTTCCAGTTGATATATCTGCGGAAGCTTTTTTGATATTGTTAGAGCCAAAAATAAATAGATCGTTACGAAACGGTTTTATCTGTACAATGTTAAAACCTGGAGTAAGTATTTCTGAACCAGAGTTTTGGAAATCAAAAGGGTTATCACCTACAGAATGATGTAACGCTGATAATTGAGTTCGATCTCCACCAAAAAATAAATGGTTTTCAAAAACTTCGACTAAAGCAGGTGCGGCACATATCTTTGTACCACCTGGACTTGCTGAAGTACCTGCACCTGTTGGGCTTAACTGATAAAAATTAAGTCCATCAAAAAGTATTCCGTTATTTACACCATCAGCAAAAGCAATATGAGATCCGTTGCCAAAATCGAATTGTGTATGTCTAATCTTAGTAACAGTTCGCACACCGTCTGTAGTGTTCAGGGTAAGACTGTTAGTCATTACAGACCAACCTGATAACGGCACATATTTGTAAAATTTATATGTGTTTGCGCCCAGATCTTTTCTGGCTGCAATTATGTAAGGATTTCCTAAATGCTCATTTCGGTAGATTGCAACACAGAGTACTCGACCTTCAGCAACACCTGCACCTACTTCTACATCTATACCATCTAGGACTTCAAAACCTTCTATTCTTCGATAGCCACCATAAAGACTTGGTTCATAATTAACTAATCTAGTAGCTGCGCCAGATGCAGCCTCTGAAAGAAACAGATGATTTTGATTACTGTTAAGCCCACCAGAACTTACCAGTTTAAAGGACTGTATTTCATCTGCCATTAGAACTTAATCCTAGTATCCCTTACATATTCGTATGAATTTATGTAAAGAGTTTGCAGGTCTTTTATTCCTGCGGTAAAAGCAGTAAAGGCTGCACCTGCGGCTTCGAGATTGTCCTTAAACATATATAAATGGTACAAAGCACCATCGACAATTACGTTATCAAAAGCTTCAGGTATTCTTGTTTGATCACTATGTAGAGTCAGATCTGCGTAGTTTAAGAAGTATCTGAATTTTACTGTATAAGCTTTATCGGGCGAAGGAGTTACACCAAAGCCCTGCCCGTGTGATGGGAACACAAAATCAGGTACACCTCTACCTGCGCTCCCTGCAGTGTAGTCATCATCCCTGTGCTTTGCGTACCACTCGTCACGCTCTATTGCGTCGAGTGTTTTAAAACCAACATTCAGGCTAGAATTTGACTGTATCTGAAATGTGTTGAAATCAGCAATCTTAAAAAAGGCAGGCCAATCATATTCTGTCTGACCTGCAGCGAGAACTTGTGTATGCTCTGCAGCATTAAAGGGCCACTCAAACTCAGTCTGATTTATTTTAGCTATTGATGCTTTAACAGCATCTTTAACTAAAGCCTGTACCCCTCGACACGATCCAAAATCGGCTTGTGCAATCTCCACTTCGTTTAATCGTCTAAGTGTCATATTGCAGAGTGTTATAAAAGTACTGGGCATGGGTGATCCTTAAAAGAAGGAAAGGGGGCAAGTAGCCCTGCCCCCAATAGCTTTTACGCTAAGTTATAGTTCGCAGTCATAAGAGCTTCTGGACGCAAGATTTTGCGACCATATAGCTGCATACCACGGACAATGTCTGCGAATGTGTCTGGAGAACGGAAGCTCTCAGTTTTCGCAATTTGATCCGCTACTGCTACCGCTGAGTCATGTCCTGCTACCATTACACCGTAATTAGCTTCAGAACCTGTAGAGGCTGCAGTACCTGGGCCTGTTCCTTCGAAAGGAAGGTTGTTTGAAACGTATACTCGCATACCACGAATAGTTCCTGGTAAACGTCCGTTTCTAATTTCCCCTTCGCCACCGAAGTCAGCGTTCATTAATTTTGAGTCTTCTGAGAGAAGTAGCTCTTTGAAGACAGGATCAACGACACACCATCTACCTTCGGTGTCCACACTTGCTGCGTCCATTAAACGAGCCATGCGGCCTATAATAGCTAATGGTGAAGTGATAGCGCCAGAGCCACCACCTGCAGCTAGAGGAATAGACGTTACTTCAGCTTCTCCACCAATATCAGAACCACCAAAATCGGTGATGTCCAATTTATTGGCTGCAAGTAATTCGTCATTACCTGCGTTTGCGTCAGCTTTAGTACCACCTGTTTCTAAGGCAGTTCGTCTTGACCAAACAGAACCATTGTGATCATACCCAGACATGTAGCCTAGTACTTCACGATCAAAATGATCACGAAGTTTGAACCCTGCACGATCTGTTGCAAGATCCATGAAGCTAATGTGCGCATGCGCCTCTTCAATATCATCGATTGCAAACTGGAAGTAGTTACTCTCAGTTACAACCATAGTGAAATCAGCATCGGTCAAATCTTGTGTCGCAAGCGTTGTACCACGAGCATAAGAATTGATTGTGATTTCTGGTTCTTTGATGATTTTTACGCTATCGCCCATATTTGCGATTTCACCTGCGTAATCGGTGTTAGTTACATCCTCTACAACAGAGGTGCTTCTGAAAGCCTTTTGGACTTTCTTTGAATAGATTACTGGCGAAAAATTACCATTAGGTAAATTGCCGTAACCACTTGCTACTGGAAATGCCATTGTTAATACTCCTTTTGAAATGGCAGGTCAGCTAATGCTGACAGACTAGATCAGAAGGTAACATTAAGTGGCAGTGCGTTCTGCAAGGGTGCATATGTATTTGCGGTACACATGGGCCTCACTACACTGGTGGACTGTTTGTTTAAGTCTTCTGGTTATGAACGGTTTAGGGGTAGTCGAATGAGGCCCTATTCCGAAAAGCTTCATTACTAATAATTATAGCATAACTATGCCACTTAGTAAATAGCTAATTAAGTTAGTGGCTATGCCACTTATCTTGCTCCACCTGAGACATCGTAGATGAACTCACCTGTCTTCATAGACTCTAGGATTGCGGCTTCATTAGCAGCGTACTCTTTGTCAGACATTTTTTGTACCTGACTTTCTGAGAACTTCGCTTTTGCTTCGCCTTTTGGTGCAACTGAAGTGGAACGTCCAACGGCCTGTGCCGCTGATTTTTTAGACGTGGTTTTTCGCTTGCCTGTATCGGCTTTATATAAGTCGATAGCACGGGCCGCTGCCACGGCATCTGTGTTATTTTTGTAGAGAGCATCTTGTAAATACATAGGCTGCATTTGAACCCACTCATGGAATGCAGGGTCTTGCCTTATTTGAGGAAAATCAGGGTGAAGCTTATGTAATTCTTGTTCGGCTTCTTTTTTACTGATCTTTGTTTCAAGGTTTTTCAAATGACCTAGTCTTCTTTCCCCCTCTTCAAGAGCTTCGTTAGCCCTTTTACGGGCAATTGTATCAACGATTTTAGCAACATCAGGATACTTAGAAGACCAATTTTCAATTTCTTCGTCAGTTTTTGGAAACCTGATTTGACCTTTTGCAGCGGTATCAAGCTGTTCTTTAACTTTTGCAATTTCCTGATCCTTCTGTTGCATCAGTTGTTGCATATGTCTTCTGAGATCCCCGTATCGTTTTTTGAACGATGCCTCTTCTGGATCTTGAGGTTCTGCCTCAACTTGTGCTTGTTGCGCTAGTTCTTCTGAATATGAAGTGTCTTCTTCGGGTTGTTCTTTTCTTTTATATTTACTCATTTTATCCTCTGGGGGCTTCGATTGAAGGTAGCCCAATTAAATTTACACGATGAATTTAACCATTGGTTTTTTCACCATGCCAAACATAGAAGTCTTGGTTGAGTAATCGCTTTCCTGATACTCTTCCGTTTCATCAACTTCTGGTTCCTCTTCAGAAACCTCCACTTCAGCCTTTTCCACCTTATTGCCCTCTGGTGTTTCTTCTTCAGATTCACCATCTTCTTGTTCCGACATATCGACTTCAGCAATTAAACCCATTGCGTCCATCGCCATCAGACCCATCTTTGCTTCTTCCTGCAAATCCATAATGTGCTTGAGGCCATGCCACTTCACTACATCCGCAGGTAAGACGTATTCCCCCTGAGACAGCATCACTTCGATGTCATCCCTTACTTCGTTAGAACTCGAACCGATTGGAATTGGATTGCCTGAGACAGGATCAAGTGGCATCATCATGCCATCATCCATACAGTCTCCATCGCAATCGCCTCCACACCCACAGGCCATCCCCCCGTGTGCCATCTTCGGCTTTTCATCAGCCTCTGGGTCATCCTCAACCATAGCTTTCTGAACTGCTTCACCACGGGCTTTTTCATAAGAAGAAAGTTTCCCGTCATTATCCAAATCTGCTTTGTCTTCGTCTAGTTGAAATTTTTTATTAGCCATTTCTAAACCTTCTTCTGTATCGATGCCCTTACGAGCAACCATCAACCCCCCAAGAGCCATGTCAGAAGCTGAAAAAAAATTTGCCTCTGCTAGTTCAGGATAGGTAACAATAATGTTGTGGGAAAAGTTGGTATCCATGACAGGCGCTTGTCCTTCATACCCACGGGTGAATGTGTGATTGCCTATCGTGATTGCGTCTGGGCCAGTAAAATCAGTGCCTCTGCCCTCAGTTGTTTCAGTGTTTTGAAAAAAAGTTCGCCCTTCAACAGCATCCTTACCTAACTGTATGTAATCTACAAACTCTTCTATCTGACCGTTTAGATCATCTTGAGGGGCAGGAATGTCAGAGATAGATCCATAGGTTTCAATCGGCTCGAACTCACTAGAGTTAAGTACTTCATCGACTGTGTCAGGAAACCTGTCAGAAGCTAACCTGTTTAAGATGACACCTCGAACCGCATCACGACCTTCCAAGCTTTCTCCACGGGCTTCTGCCCATACAATCTTTTCAATCTTTTCGATGTCGGAGTAAGGAAGTTCTGTGACAGGTCTTGCTTGGGGGCGAAGACTGCTATCCACTATTCTGAACCTTTAATCACTTCTTCTCTAAGGGTATTTATTCTTCGCAATTCAGCGATTGCGCCCTGTATTCCCAAAACACGATCTGGATTTTTCTCTAGCTCTAGAATGTGGTGGAAATAAGTTATACGGCTGTTGGCGTATTCTTTCAGCCTGTCCATCATGTCTTTTTCGTTAACAAGTGGCAGCAAGCTACGGTATATTTCTTTCTTCATTAATTAACGGGGCCTTGTGGTTGTTGTGGTTGGTTCCCCCCGTTGTCTCCTCCACCTGAACCTGTAAAACCTTCGGCTGTAGGCTCTGGTGCATTGCCTGGAGCTATATTACCCCCACCTGTGCCAGTTGGATCTTCAGGTGACGGTACACCTTGTGCAGGTGCTTGTGGTGGCTGTTGAGGCATCATAGCCTGTATCTCTGCCATCATCTTCGCTTGTATAATGGCTTCCCGTGGATCATTAAGGACTTTGTCTTCATCGAGATCCATACTTGCTGCAAGCTCTCTTAGGATGAAGTCGTACTTAACAAACGGAGCCATTTGTTGATTGGCAGTCATCTGCATAAATTGTAACAAGCGTTGGCTGCGGATCTCATTCCGCATCAAGCTTTCCGTGCCACGGGCTTTAACATCTAGATCACCCTGAGTGTATTCTTGGTCAAAGTTGAACTGCATATTGAAAGCAAACAAAGCTTTGCCCAGAGGTGACAGTAAGTAGTCATCAACGTTCCGTACCACCGCTTTAATATTTTGCGCTGCGGCTCCCATGAGCATAGACATACCTGAAGCGGTTCGCCCTACTCCCATAACACCGCCTACCCCGTGGCTATATGAAGGGATGCCAGTTGACTCATCTGATAGCTGCCGAGCTTTGTCGAACATCATTAAAAGTTCATTAGATACGTTGGGGAACTTAGTACCAAATATGCTTTGGCCTGGAGCACCTGCTTGTCTGCGAAAGACTTTGCCTGGGTATACTGATAAGTCTTGGCCTGGAACTAAATTAGTTTCATCAATCTCTATAAGTAAGTTACCAGAGAGCGCACCGTTATCTACAGCCATCCTCATAAAGCCGTTCATCAACAGTTGCGTGTCTTCCATGTTTTCAGCAACACCAATACCGAAGAAACCATATGGGTTTAACTCGTAGGGAACTGCAGTGTATGGAATACGAGTTGGAGTAAACGGATTGATTACTAGGCGTAGTATTTGTCCATTACAAATCCAGACATTGACTTGAACTTGGTCACGATCTGAAACTTCATCTGGTAATTCTAGGTCTGCTTCCTCTGCAAGGTCTGCATCCATTACGCCCCAGTACTCAAGAACCTCGTAGCGGTCTGGGCTTTCTGAGTTATTGGTTTCGTCTAGAGCTTCTTCCCAATATTCTCTGTAATATGTGGGGCCGTACTCAATAGCGAGTTCAATACTTTCGTCACGAAAATGTGGACGGTTCTTCAAAGATCGCATTTGAGAACGGTTAAGTCTGTGACGCTGAATGGTATACTCTGCTTCCGACATATTTCTTGCGTCTGGATCAGGGTATAGATCCCATATAGAAACGTATTCTACCTTTGGGATTGTTTCGTAGATTGGGCTGTAGTTTCCTTCTTCATCCCAATTCGGATATTCCTTGTCGAAAGCAAACGGCCCTTTCAAAACGCCTGTACCAAAAAGGCAAGTCTCGAATGCTACGGATCGAAGGTGTTTGGATGCGTTTGTTTCATCCAACTGATCATGCATCTTACGTTCCATACGATCTGCGGCACGTTTGGCAGGTTCGTATGTAATAGCACTGGTAGTTTTACCTTCACCTAGCTCCAATTCTTCGTGAACAGGGGCTAAAACATCCTTAAAAGGGCCTAAATCACGGTCTAAATTGGGTCTGGCTACAGCACGTTTAGGCTTGTATGAAACCCCTATTTTTTCCTTTATTTTGTCCTCTGTGATGGCATTTGGGTCATAATTAACCGCATCTGCCACATTATTAGGATCTCTTCGGGCTTCTATGCCAATGGGGAACTTCGATCCTGCAAATAATACGTCTACAACTTGAGCATATGCTGCCAAAACCTTAGTTTTAGTGATTTTAACAAATGCTTGGCTCTTTTCAGTGTCGGTAAACTGTACCTCTGGGCCATAGATGCCCCTGTAGTTGCGATATGACATAAGCCAACGCTCTTCGTCCGACATTCTTTGGTCTTTTGAGCGTCTATACTGCCCTTCTATGAAGGATGCCAACTCAGAAAACTGCGTATTTTCTTCTTCTACATCACCATCTTCTTCTAAAGCGACAACATCAGATAATTCAGTCTGATCTTCGGGTGAAGGGCCAGTAGGTTTGTCCATAAGTGCCATATTTTAGTATCCAAATCTTGTATCTGAGGGAGTATACCGCTGTATTGGTACGCCTTGGCCCATATCGAAGGGCGAAAAGGCTTTCGGGCGGCTCATAATTCCATACCTGACGCTATCGTAAGTGTGATCTGATGCGTGTCTTGGGTCTATATCGTCTGACCCCTTTGGATCGGATGGAATTACTGGTAAATCTGCGATTATCTGGCGGCAGGTGTTGAAGAAAATAATACCTGCGGTTTCTGTTACAGGGTCTACCTTTAAAACTTCGTGAAATCTGTTCTTTCCTGCTACTCTTGCACCTGCAGAACGGTCACTTGGACGCCATCTGCATCCTATGCTTATCATTTCTTCCGCAATAGACGGGCCAATCTGCCCACGATTATGCCAACACGAACTGTCCAGTATGCCGTATTGAATGCTTTCCCCTTGTTCCGCTTCGAGAACCGCTTGAGCAAGGTCTTTACCAGTGTGCTTCGAGAGATAAAGTTCACGATAGACGTATAAAGTCTCGTAGCTTGGATCAATAGCGAACCAGTGAACCGCAGAATACGAAGAGTACCCATAATCACAACTCCTAAATCTGCGCCAATCGGGGGGTATATCAAACGGTTCGCAGACATGGACTGATTGTTTGAACTCTGGGAACGCTGCACCATCAGCTACAGCCCAATCTCCCTCTAGTAATTGCCGCCTTTGCATTTCTGGTAGTGCTAAAAGGTTGGCTTCGTACTGCCCGTCCTTCATCAGGTAGGGGTTATCTTTCAAAGTTGCAGGTATGAACCTGCGGTAGAACAACGGCTGTCCTTCTTTTTCATGTCCTTCAGGAAATGTAAGTGTATTCCCTGTATCAATGTCCGTTGCTGCAAACTTTATATTCCCTGGAGCAGGATCTACGAACATCTTCTTGACCCATCCATGTCCTCT